CCGTTGCAATCGCTCCAATTCCAACAGCGAACGCTTTTGCCGCTCCGAGCGCGACGGTTCCTGCCGCGTGCGCGAAGTCCTTTAGGTGCTGAGAGAAATTCCCTGTTTCTTTCCCCCCGCTCTTCATGGCGGATTCGTTATCTTTGATCTCTTTTGTCGTAGAGATCATGGCAGCCCTTGCGTTGTTAAGGTTGGTTTGCATGGCCGTATAGGCTTGCGATGACGGATCAACGCCCGATTTCTTCATGCGCTGTAACGCGTCTTCCGCCTCTTTGACAGCCGCCTTTTGCGTTTTCAACGCTTCGTTTAATACTTTTCCTTTCGCGGTGAGAGCTTGCACAGAACTCTCGTTGCCTTTGAAGTTTGCCGTCATGACGTTCGCTTCGGAAGCGATTAACTTCATGTTGGCTTTGATATTCTTCATAGCCGAAATGTATTCGGCTTCGCCTTTGACCGAGATAGTCGGCCCGATATTAAACCCCATTTCTTCGAGCCTCCTTATGCGTAAAATTTGTCAATGTCCGCTTGCGTCGCTCCTTTGACTACTTCGCCCGAACTCTCCGCGCATACATCGCAGAAAGTACCAATCGATATTTCGTCAAGGTCGGCGACGGTGAAACCGAGTCTCTTCGCGACAAGAAGATACTCGACTGAGTCTAGCCCATCACCGCCGCCGTGGACTTTTTTGTGGTTTGCATGCTCTTCACGATGAGCGGTTGAATCTCTGCGAATATTTGGAAGATCGGGAACTCTTCGAACGAGTCCACCCAATCTATCAAGTCCGATGTGATAGACGGATCGGCTGCTTTCGCCATGGAATGCGCAATGTTAAACAGGATCGTGGTATCCCATTTTTCATTGATGCGCGTCTCTTCCGCAGCTTCTTCTTTCTCGGCAGCTTTCCCGAAGAGCTTTTTGGGTTTCTTGACTGTATCTGTCGATTCAGTCAGTGTTTGCATATCCACAAAGAAGTCTCGTCCTGTCATGTTCCTGTAACGAACAGGAAGGGACGCGGGGGCATCAAACCCCACGTCCCGGCCAGCAATATTAATAATCTTGCTCATAATCCTCACCCTACGACTTCAACGTAGTCTTGTACCGTGGTAAACCAGTTCCCATACACAACAGCGTCGGTTTCCGCCTTTGTGTATAACCTCACCAGTTCGTCCGTTATACGCGGACGAGCCGTAAAGCTCACCAAAACATAATTTGGTTCTTTTCCCTTCGCCGTTTTGGTCTCGATACTGATTCGCTTGCTCATCACGCAATCCATCATCGAGAATCTGCGGTTATATGCATCGCCGTTGATCTGACCTAGGAAAGCAAAAGCAGGGAATGTCGCTCCTGCGAATTCTGCGCCGACTCCGTTCACATCGGTTTTGTGCCCAAAGTAAGTTTTAACAACATCTTCCGGCACATTAAAGAATTTTGCTTCGCAGTCATACCCTTCGCTTTTATCCACCACAACATGATCAACGTTATCCGCTTCAAAGGCTTGAATATCACCCTTCGGTGTTGCCTTATACTCAACCGCTCCCGGTACTTGCACTAGCGCACCGTATGTGTAAACTCCTGCCGCAACAGTGATCGGTGCAATCGCACATTTACTTAAACCGAAAAAAACTTTATTTTCTGGCATAAAATCCTCCTGCCTCGTTTAAGGCTCAAATATTTTTCTGATTTCCGCTTCTCCGGCTTCTTCCATAGCCGCTTGCGCAGCTCCCTTCACCCGGTTAACCGATGTTCGAACGAACGGCGTTTTTTCACGTATCCTCGAACCGCTCTCGGCAGCTCTTGCGGTGAGCTGATTTGGAACACCCTTCGGGTATTTCGGCGTTCTTGTTGATCCGTATCCGTCGAATCCCACTTTTGCGCTCCAGTTCCCATCACTACCCTTACGGATCGGAGTGATGCCAAACGATTCTTGAAGATCCCGCTTCTCATCCTCCGTCAAACCTTTGTACTTGTCGCCATTGCGCAGATAGCGAAATTTGTCGGTTGGCAGCGCATTGAGAGCTGCCTTGATTGCGTCTGCGATAACGCGCGCCCCGGCATAGATCGCCGCCGTGATGACGTTCGGCGATTCATCCGCAAGCCTCGCAAGCCGAAGTTCATATTCTTCCGATGCACGAAATGTGACGTTAGCCATGCGGGTCTACCTCCAGCTCAAACGTCCATTCGTAATGTGAATAACCCGTATCCGTCTCGTGCTGGATGCTGTTGAGTTCCCATGCAATGCCGCCATCCGTCATTGCTTTTTGAATGGTGCTTACCATCGTGTCAAACTCTGTTTGCGTGTAATAATCGACCGTCCCGGTGATCGTTTGCCGAATTGCGGCGTTATCCGCTTCATCGGTGTCACCAGCTTGCCCGTCCTCCTGCCAAACGATGTAGTTTTCCTCTTGCTGAAACGCCTCGATGTGAAACACCTTTTCGGACATTCCCGGCAACGATTTAAGCACCGTGTCGAGCATCCCTAACGCTTGGTTAATTGTCGGCAGCATAGTTCCCGCGCACCTCCTCCAGCGTTAAATCCATCGAAAGCGGAGTTACATCCTTCGGGTATTGGATGAACGTAATGTTGTACTGATGACCGCCCAGCACCGCGATATCCTGCGTTGAGACGGTTTTGATGCGCGGACAGCGCAGCACATGCGCAATCTTTGCATTCGCCTGCTGCGCCGCGTAGTGGCGCGTCACGCCAATGGTGCGGTCTTCAAAGCACAGCTTGATCTTTGGTGCTGCCGCGATCTTGCGCGGCGAAACGGCCTCGTAGATGTCTACGAGGCCGTCATTGTACGTTTGCAGTTTCAGAGGATTTTGAATCATGCTATCCCTCCTCTACTGTCAGTGGGATTGTCGTGTTCATCTGTAGCGCTATCAGCTCGTGCAGGTAGTTCTTCTCAAACTCCGACAACGCGCCGGAACGCGCATACATGGCATAGTCAAAGAGTAAAGCGCGGGCATCACCTTCGACCGTATAGTCCTGTGCGGCTCCGGCAATACGATCCAATTTCACAATCCCTCTTTCGAGAATGCCCGTCAGATTCGCATCCGTGTTTGGATCGTTCCACGTTATGGACAGGTTGTTTTTAGCCGCCTCAAGCAATCCCTCTGGTAATGCCATTGTTTATCCCTCCTACTTGCCTTCGCCTTTGCTCTTCGCGTTCGGCTTCGCTGTATCGGGCGCGGACGCGGGTTCTCCCGCCTGCGCACCGCCATCTGCGGCAGTCGCTCCGTCTTCTGGTTCTGAGGACGCTACAGGCGGCGATATCTCGCCGCCCGCGTCGTTCTGCTCCGGCTGCACAGTGGGCGCGTTAGCCGCGGTCTGCGCGCTTGCAGCGCCTGCTTCTCCGATGATCTCAACCAGCGGCGTTTCCCGCCCGGCGTTGATCTCCTTCACGCGCTTTTCATCAGCCGTGAACGTTCTTCCGCGCTTATAAACCTCCCGCGTATATTTGTCGCGGAACGGAGAAAGCACCTTCACAGTTACTGTCACATCCGTCTTTTTAGCCATAGCGCGTCACCTTACGCCACGGGCACTTCGTCGAGGTTGATAACCTCAACCTGTGCCACGGTGGGCTTGAGGTTGGTGATGTCGAGCAGCTGGAAAGACGTGTTGTCCTTCGGCTGGCCGTGACCGTAGAACTTCACGACGTAGGCGCGCTCGTCTTCGAGGAACTTATACGAGTCATCGTACTCAATCTTGCCGGACTTGCCAGTACCAGCAGCCATGAAGTATCGTTTCTCGATGCCGCAGATAGCCTCGTTCACGGCCATCTGTGCGGACGGGATGATGAGGGTCGGGAACGGCAGAACGTCGTTTCTGTACGTTCCATCAGCCGCACGAACGGTCGTTGCAGGCATGACCTTTTGCAGATAGTCTGCGGGGTTTACAACGAGAATCGCCCGTTTCACCACGCGGAACCCACCGCCCGGAGTCTGTGCCATTGTTGCCAGCAGCGCGCCATAGGTTACGGGGTCAAGCGAATCGACCACGACTTTGGCTTTGTCGGGGTACCCCGTTACGGGATCAACAGCACCAGCAAGATTCTTTCTCGCACCAATCGGCTCATGCAGATTGATGGTTTGTCCTTTGCCATTGAGAATGCCGTCTTCAAGGCCTAAGTAAAGTGCTTCGGACAATACCGCGCGCACGTATCGATCCAGCCATTCCGGTCCGAGATCGAGCATGGCTTTGCTGACCAGTAGAAATGCCGAAAGCTTGTTTTGCGCAAGGTCGATCTTTCGGAACCCGGACGTGAGTTCTTTCACGATCTCTGCGCTGAGCGGCGCCCAAGATGCGAGATCCTTCGAGTTGTCGTTGAGCAGCCATTCGGTGGTTGCTCCGGCGTTGACAAATTCGATAGCGTCCAACAACGGATGCTCCGAAATCAAGTCTTCGAATACGCTTTCTACGACGGTCTTCGGCATGACAACGTCGAGGTTGGAAATACTCTGCTGCGGCGTGCCGCTCTTCATCGCGCCGATCAACGCCTCATAGTATTTGCGCTCTTCGCTGGTGAGCTGCCGCACGCCGCGCTGCGCGAGCACTGCGGAATCGTTCACGCCGATGAGACCGGTGGCTTCTTTGATAACGCTTTCCTGAATTGCGTTCGCGAACTCGCCGAATGCAGCGGCGAACGCTTCGGTGTCATCGGACTTCATTGCGGCCTGCATCTTCTGTATGATTGCCTGATTTTCCTGTTTCAGGATGTCGAGGTTTTTCATGTTACTGTTCTTCCTTTCCGCCCAGTAGGGCATTGAAAAATGTCATAGGTTTGTTCGTGGGTTTCTTTGCCTGCACAGGTTCCTGTTTCGGTTCTTGCTTTGGCTGCTGTCCGAGCAAAGAAATAGCCGCCTTGATGGCGGCCACGTCCTGTTTGAGTTGATTTAGCGTCTCTTCTGCCGCTGTCGGTTCTGTTCGCGGATTGGTCAGCACGCGCATGATTACGTTCAAGGCGCTTGCGGCAGCCTTTTCGGTTTTAGTGCTTGCTTTAATCTCTGTCGCAAATCCCCACTCTACTGCATCCGCAGGCGTGATCCACGATTCGTTGTCGAGAAGGTCTTCCAACTCCTTATCCGAAATGCTGATGCAATCCTTATACGCTTGCGCTGCCGTGGAGCTGATCTTTTCAAGATCAGCTGCAATCTTTCTGAGCTGTTCGGCATTACCAGCAGCATAGCTCCATGCATTGTGGATCATCAGCAGCGATGCCGGATTCATCAAGCGGGATTCACCCGCCATGAAAACAATGCTAGCCGCCGAGCATGCAAACCCGTCGCAAATCGTAACGATTTTTGCAGGGTGCGCTTTCAGTGAGTTGTAGATTGCAAGCCCTTCTGCGACTTCTCCACCGTAGCTGTTGATATGCACGTTGATCGTAGATACGTCAGTTAGTCCCGCAATCGTTTTTGCCAGCGTATAGGATGACGTATCGCTTTCGAGCCATTCCCACGAGACGATGTCCCCGAAAATGTATATGTCAACCTCTGTGCCCTGTTGCGCCAAAGAAAAATATTTATTCTTCATTTATTCTCACCTCCTCCCGTAAGCGCCTTTAATACTTCCTCGATAAGCGCGTAATTCTTTGTGATGTAATGCTGGTCTGCCCACGGTTCTTTAATAGTCGGTCTTCCGAGCATTTTGAGAATATCGTTTACGCTAAAAGCGCCAGACCCGATGAGTTTGTCAATCTGCGTTGAAGCAGACATGATGTCGATGTGTTTCACCTGGCTCGCATCGATTATCAAATCTGTTCCCCGCAAATGCTCCGGTTTTCCAATCCGCTTGCGGACGATCTCTTCACGCAGAATATCCGTCCAAGGATCAATGGCAAACGTCAACAGATTGTCTGTCGCGTCGCTCGTCCCTTGTACGTCACCACGCAAAAGAACAGGCGGAATTCCAAACGCAAGCGCGGTGAAATCGAAAATATCACCGATCATTGCGCGAATATCTCGCGTTGTCTCGGTTGAGAATGACGTGCTTCGCCCAAAGGCGTTCAATTTCACGCCCTTACCTTGTGGCATTATTGCATTGTCTGCTTCAAGAAATGGTATGTATTTTTTTGTTTGCGCAAGAATCCACTGGTTTTGTTCTTCTTTCTTAACGTCGGTTGGAATCGCCTCATAATCCAGTGTCGCCTTTACTCCGCGCGACCGCTGATATGCCTGCATAGCGTATGCCAGCATTTTGGAGTATGACCCGTTCAACATTTCCAGTGCTTGCTTGATGTTCTTGTCCGACAACTTCCAGTACAGCACCTCATGTTGCCTGTATTGTCGGGCAAACGTAAGTTCTCCAACTGTCACCTGCGAGAATACATCTTCATACAGCGTGTAATCTTGCTTGTAAAAGCTGTCCGCAACCAGCAGTTGACCGCCTTGCTCTATCACAAGGCATTCGTTATTGTCGCAAAGGCGATTGACGATCTTACGCAAGAATCTGCTGCTGTTTTCGTTTTTGTTCGGCTCCACATTCCAGAGATAATACTCGTCCTGTTTCACCTCTTCGCCACGCAGCATTGTTTTAAACTCGCATTTGCTGATGCTGTTTGCAATCAGGTTTTTTGCCGCTGCGTAAGCAAGCTCTCGGAAACACACCTCGCCGAAAATGCTGTAGTATTCGACGATCAAACTACTATCCGGCGCAAGTGGCACCGACGCTGTCCCCAGCTTCTCGGCAATCCATGATATTAAGCTCAATCCCTTGTCCTCCTTACCAGACAACAGCCGGAACATCAACAAATGTGTGTTCCGGCTGCTCCAGCTTGTCTTCAATTGTCGCGGCAGCTACCATCGCCATAAACGGATCTGTCTTCCGGCTCTTTGGTTCGATTTTCGCGAAGTATTTGTTTCCAGTTTCCACCCCGCCGCGCGAAGCTTGGCTCATCAGTTTTACGTTATTTGTTCCCCATCGTAACGGCGGATTGTCTCCCCAAATTAGGCGTTTCTTATCAAAATCGCTTATGATGATCGGCGCTACGCGCATAATGTCTGATGGTCGGATGCAAGTGAAATTCTTTTTCTCCTTCGCGTCAAACCCGATCTCTCGGAACGCCGATGCCAAGAGCGCATAACGGAAGTTGTCCGCTGCGATCCCTAAAATGTTGTAGTCTTGTGCATGATCGTAAAACCAGTTCGCTATCATATCTGGCGGGATTTCCACATCGTCCACCAGCGTGATGTGCCCTTGCGCCGCCCACTTTTTATAATCCGGCTTTATGCGGTGCAAGTCTCTTGACCGCAAGCAAAGCCATGAATGATTGATGTCCACTTTATTTCCATCAACCCAGAATCTCAGGTCTGCACTCGCAAAGTCGTTGAGAAGCACATAGTCTATTCCACCAACGCAAGAGTGTCCTCTTAGGTCAGGAATCGGACGCGGTTGCTTCTCTCCTCCCGGTAGAATGATATATGCCGTCGCCTTGATATTGTCGTAGCTCGTCACCGGCACCGCCGAATCAGATTGCGGTCGGCCCATTCGTTTGGTCATAAAGTCCGCATTTGCGCCCGGATTTTCCAGCCACTCGATGTACTCCTTCTTCATGACGCCCATGAGCGTTGGAGCGTAAGGTAACGTTGGGTTTGCCTGCGACCAATTACGCGGATCATGCACCAGCTCTTTGTCGTTCAAGCGGCAGATAAACGGCAATAATCCGTTGTCTGGTATTTCACCCTTTAGGATTTGCTCTGACCGATCAAGCATGTCATCCAACGGGCCATCTCTCACATCGCCCTGACTCGTTGCATAGAGGCGTCGTGGGTGCATTTTCTTTCCCAAGCTTGTTGCGAAAACCTTGATGTTGTCATAGTTCTCGTATTGGTGCAGCTCGTTAAAAGCAACCATGCCGCTGCGCATTCCGTCCTTGCTGCTTGGGTTTTTTGTTCTTCCGCGAACAACTCCATTGAGCTTTATTCCTGTGACACGTTCTGCCGTCCAACGAAAATACTTGCTCAGCTTTACGCGATTCTTCGGGTTGTTAAGAACGGCTACGACGTCCAGCACGGGACGCAATGCTTGTTCCTCGACGTTCGCGCAGATATCTACGTCATACTCCGGCAACCCGCTATGCGGAGATACCAGACAATACGCCTCGTAAGCGATATATGCATCTTTTCCGGCTCCTCGCCCCAGCAACATAAACAAGTCCGGCCATCGCGGCAATCCGCCATCCGTCCAAAACGTACATAGATGGAGCGCAATACAAAATCGCTCCCAAGGGATCAACCGAAATGGAAAGTATTGTTCCTGACGTAAATACTTGTCAAGCAACACTTCGTCGGTATAGATGTCATCTTTCTCAAAACACTTGCGAATATATGCCGCAAGCTGCTGCTGTTCCTTGCAGTTTCCAACCGCATCATTTTCGACAATCTCAATCCATTCGAGGACGTGACGGTTTATCTCATGGGCCGTCATCGTCTTCCCCGTCCGCGCCGTCTCCATTGTTTTCTGGCAGAGATGTCAACGTTTTGATGTTGAGTTTGTCTAGTATCGCGGTCATTTGCTGCGTGACTTTTAT